GACTATGGTCTTGCAAAAGATTATTCTGATAATACTACGACTATTTACAGTTTAGGTACTGATTTAACTAAAGAGAAACTATTGAATCTTATACCTGATGTTGAATATCCTACATTAACAGTTCAGTCTATTGATGGTGGTGGTTTACTTGCAGGCTCATATCAATTTGCTGTTGCATATAAACTTAAAACCGGAGATTATACTGATTATTCTCTGTTATCTCCTACATACTTTGCTGCACCTAAATACAATGAAAGTATTAAAGCTGGTCAGCTTACATCTCGTAAGTTTCAAATTGATATTACTAATATAGATTCTCAGTTTGATGAATGTAAACTTGGTATTATCTATAAAGGCGAAGATGAAGAGAAAGCTTATGAGTATGAGAATATTGATATTAAAGGTAAAAATAGTACAACGGTTTATATCAGTGGTATCAATAGTTTAAATACAGTTACTCTTAATGATATTGTAATTGGTAATATTTCATATATTAAAGATCAAGCTCATACTAATTTTAATTCACAGCTTATTCGTGCTAATGTTAGTATGAATGATATTACTGGTCTTGACAAACATATCAAAGATAAAAATTTATGTACTGCTAATGGTCTTAATGGTACTGGTAATATTAAAATTAAAGAAGAATTATTCAAATCTGTTGGTGATAAAGGTGACTTTGAAAAGAAAGATCTTTCTAATGATACTTGTATCAAAGATAATGAATACTACTTCTTATATTTAGGTCTTATTGATTATAAAGGTAAACTTATTAATATTTATCCTATTTATAATACTCAAAAGAATAGCTATTACTTCAAGACTTCTAACTTCAATATGACCGGTAGTGACGGTGCTGTTAAACATCGTATGTTTAGATTTAAATTCGATCCTACAGATTTCTTTTCTAAACTATTTAAAGATACTACTAAAATTGAAACCGCTGATGGTCTTGAAGAAGTTGGAGTTATTGCTCGTAAACAAATTAAATCTTGGGTTGTTTACATGGCGCAACCTAATAGTTCCAATAGTAATTGGTGTTGTCAATCGCTTGTTGTTCGAGATTTAGCTTATTCTAATGTAGTTGGTAATAACTATAAAGGGGCTTTTGCTTCTCGTGATAGATATAGACTTTATCCTCTTGAATATCTGATTGAAAAAAAGACTATGCCACAAGTTAAAGCTTATAGTGTTCGTAGTGCTTATGAACGTATGACTTGGAGGCATTGTTTTAATCGTCAAAAGAATGATACTAAAAATGAGAAAGGGGATAGTTCTGATTTATGGGATGAAGGTGGTGATTTGATTCAATCAGTTCTTCTTTCTGATTCGCTTATTGTTAATGGTAGACTTAATGGACCTACTATTAAACCTGAATTTATTGCTAATAATAATTCAGCCGTTTCAAATATAGCTGCTGATTCTAGTTATAAATTTAGTAAAAATGATGGTCTCGATGATAACGCTATGTTTGATAGTAAATATTATCCAAATGAATGGAATAATAAAAGTTATCAACGTGTTACTATTACTTATGAAAATGGTGACTTACTAGATCCCGGATTTGAATATAACAAAATATGTAAAGATTATTCTGCTGCTGGTGAATGGAAAGGTGATGATAATCCAAATAGTCATGGGGATGATAGAACTGTTGCAAGATTTCAATGGTATTCTATCATTGAAAATAATCGTGCTATTATAGATTGTTATTATCATGATCGTAATGCAGATGATATATTCAAAACTATTGATGTTTATGCTCAGAATCTTTCTTGTATATCTCCTATTGTTAGAGTTGAATATCATCCTGTAACATATACTGCTACTACAAAAACTCAATATCTCAAAGGTGATACTTTTGTTGCATTTATAACTCAACGTTGTGTTGCTCCTGCGGCTGGTTTCCAACATGAAGGAGCTGGTGCTACTATCGCTAATTGTCATAGAATTATCATTAGTTATTTCATATTTAGTCGTATGAATCTTCAATGTCGTCATGATGGGCTTGGAGTTAATAGTAGTGCTTATAAGATATTCGAACGTAATATTTCTAATACTGCCGAGAATGATATTGAGAAAGCTATTCGTTGGGCTCCTAAGAATAATTATTATCAAGAAGCTGATAACTTAGGTCATGTTAGTTATCCTATTGATAACTTTTGGAATACCGAGGATGGTAAGTGTTATGAGACTTCTATGAATTGGGATGGTTTTAAAGATGCAGTTATTATTAAAAAGATTGACGATATTAAAACCTTTCCTTCTCGCATTATACGTTCAGATGTTAATCCTAGTGAATCTACTGATATTGGTTGGCGTCGATATAAAGCTGATGCTTATAAAGATGTTTCAATTCAAAAAGGTGCTATCGAGAATGTTCTATCTGATGATATTGCTTTATATATTCAGCAACAATATACATTACTTGTAGCTGCAATTAAAGATACTCTAGGTAACAATGATGAAAATACAACTTATGTAGGTACTTCTGATTTGTTTCAACGTGAACCTAAAGAAATTATTTATAGCACTACTGGTAAAATTGGTTGTAACAATCGTTTTAGTGCTATTATTACGCATCGTGGTTATCTTGTTTGTGATGTCGAAAAGGGTGAGATTTATCTTGTTAAGAACGACCAAAGCGTAAGCGAGTTGTCCGATTTAGGCTTCAAAGAATGGTTTAAAGAGCATATCTACGCTAATGCTACTAATCCATTGTCGCATAGTGGATGTTTCTTTACATACGATGAAATGCACCAAAGATTTATATTCACTAATAAGATTATAGATAAAAATGGTACTATTGACTTATATAAGTCTTATTCTATCTCCTACTCATTAAAGACTAACTTATGGACGTCTTTTCACTCGTATATCGGAGATTATTCATACATTAACCGGCATGGAATCTTCTATATAACTAAAGGTTCTCTTTTTAAGACTGATGCTAAGAATAAAGGTATTTACTTTGATGATGTTATTCATCCTAGTGTTGTTCAATTCATTTATGCTACCGAGCCTACTATAAGTAAACTCTTTAAGCATATTGAATGGCGTAGTCAGCTTATTAATGGTCTTATGAATAATGAAGATAATATACGTTATCTCTATAATAAAACTATTGATTGGTTGATGTTTCATACTGATGTTCAGTGTACAGGTCTTATGCCTATGAGTGTTAGTCCTATTTGGTGGGATAATGAAACTCTTAAATATAAAGCTGGTCGTTATCTTTGGAATCGTATTGAAGACTTCGTTGAAAATGATCATGGTCAATGGAATCCTAATCCTAATCTTATTAATTTTATGGATAAAGATGCTATTGACACTCTTATTGAACTTTCAGCTAAATATCAAAAGCCTTGGTATGATATTGCTAAGTTTCATAATGCTTGGACTTATATAACTATGATATATGAGAATAAGTTCTTTAGTCAAGAAGCGGATGATTATGTAGATGATATTACTAAATATCCTGACGCTACTCAGCTTGATTTAAGACTTACTAATATTGAAGTTATGATTGATAAAGATACTCGTTTATAATTAGTGTTGCTCTTTAACGATCTCCAGACCCCGGTAGGGAAAGAGCTTGTGGTAAGGAGCAACACTCTGCAAATACTATTAGTATGCCAAATAAATATAAACGTACTAAGGTCGCTGATGATGCTCAAGCTAGACGTCTTCTTATTGATATTTTTACTAAGTATCATCAAAGTAAAGATATTAATAATAGATCTCTAGGTTTAGCTATTCAAGCTCTTGATAAAGAGAGTAATACTAAAGGTCTTATAGGTCGTCCTGAGATTCATAAGATTGATTCTCTTTATCAAGTCGGTGCACCTGCTCGTGAAGTTGTTAAGTATATAGCAGAGACTGGTGTTGGTACTAAAGGTTACAATACTAAAGTCTTTACACCTCAACAACTAGCTGATGATGGTGTTATTAAACGTATGCGTGATTTTTACAATTATGCTAAGAAGCGTGGTCTTAATCATGCAGCCGCTACTGGTTTAATGTCTATGGTTTATGGTGAGACGTTAAATGATTCTATTGATGATCTATTTTCATCTAATAAAACTCAAAGAGCTACTGCTAAAGGTGATAATAGAATTGTTAATCATGGTTTATTTAGTTTTGAGAATCTACGTAAGTGGGATGATAAGAAAGATAAAGGTAAACCTAAAACTAATTGGGTTGAAGATCCTAATTATACTTATGGTAGTTATCAATCTTATCTTAAAGCTAATAAACGTAAAGATAGTTTAGAATCTCAATTTGATTATTATCTTGATACTTATTTACCTTCTAAAGATAGTAAATTTAGTACAGATAAAGTCAATGCTATGTCGGCTGAAGATGCTTCTGTTTACTTTATGAAGAATCAAAAACCGGGTTTTACTGTTGATGATTCTACAACTAAAACGCTTAGAAGTCGTGCTAACTTCTTATTTAAATCTGAATTTAATAATGGTGGTATGATTAAAAACATTTCAACTCTTAAAGCTTACCCTCGTCGACGTAGATACGCTGGTGGAGGTGAAGTTGCATTTAGAGATAGATTCGGGGATGTTCAAGGTCATAGTTATGGAGCCGAGAAAGGTATTCAAGGAGCTTCTACAATGTCTGGTTTAAGTATCGGTGCTACTATTGGTGGTGGACTTGGAGCAGGTACAACTCTTGGAACCTGGGCAGGTCCTATTGGTATGGCAGCAGGTGCTATTATTGGTGGTATTGTTGGGTTGTTTACTGGTCGTAAGAAGAAACGTAAAGCTAAGAAAGCTGCTGAAGAAGCTGATAGGCAACGTCAGATTGTTGCAGGTAATGAACGTATTCTTCAGGATGAACTTAAATTATCCAACACTGCTCAACAAGAAGGTGCTCTTGATATGTATGGTGACTCTAATATTACAGGTGTTACTGGTTATCAAGACGATGCTAGCTTCGGTAGTGACTTAGTTCAACCGACTGTTCAAGGCACTCCGTTTGGTGATGTTGATCCTAGTTCTGCTTTTGGTAGAATTGCCGCTCGTTGTGGTGGAAGACTTAAACGTAAACGTTGTGGTGGCAAAGCTAAACGTTATGCTGACGGTGGTATGATCGAAGAAACGTCTTCTAATACCGCAGAAGTTAATGGACCTTCTCATGAACAAGGTGGTGTTCCTTATGGACCTAATGCAGAAGTGGAAGGTGGTGAAGCTCTTATGACTGACGCAGATAATGCTTATGTATTCTCTGATACTTTAAAGTATAATGGAACTACATTTGCCGATCTTGCTAAACCTCTTATGAAACATAAAGGTTATCTTGAAAGTTCTCTTCCGGTTAAATCTATGATGCTTGGTAGAATGCTTTCTCTAACTGACCGTAGTACTTATGCAATTGATCGTAATACTAATGGTCGTAACGCTGAGAAAGCTAATGCTGATCTTCAAAGAACTAACGCACAAATTGCTGCAATTCAAAATGAACTTGCACAACTCTATAATCTTCAAGAAAGTATGAAAGCTAAATCTGGTATGGAAGCTGAACCTATTGAAGCTCGTTGTGGTGGTCGTATTAAACGGAAATGTGGCGGTAAAATTAGAAAGTATTATGATGGTGGTCAAATTGTTGATATTCCTATTTCTACTTATGGTACTCAACGGAATAATAGCGGAAGTTATGCTACGGAACAAGAAGTAATTTTTACATCTAACGATAAAACTCAAATTCAAAATCCTTTAACTACTATTCAACAAGGTCTGCGTTGTGGTGGTAGAACTCGTAAGTATGCTGGTGGTGGTTTTATAAGTCCGGGATTTGTTTCTGAAGTTGGTGGTAATCTTATTGGTGGTATAAGTCAACTTATTACTAATAAAGGTTTAATTAATCGTATGGAAAGTATGCGAGTTCCTGAGACTCCTCTTATGGATCGTGTAGAACTAGAAACTGATATAAATACTGACGCTGAAATTGGAGATATTAATAATACTGTTCGTAGTCTTGAAAAATATATTACAAGTAACAGTTCTAATTCTCAAGTTGCTCGTCAGTCTATATTACTTGCTAGAACTCAAGGTTCTCGTATGCGTAGTAGAGTTAAACAAGATGAACATAATAAAGAAGTTGAGCTTCGTAATCGTTCTCGTATGGCTAACGCTGAAATTGCTGCTAGAAATAGTCAAATTAGAGCTGAGAATGAAGCTAATAAGTTTAATCATCAAATGGAGATTGTTCAACGTAGAAGTCAACAAGGAGCTGCTATTGGTGATATGATTGCTAGTTTAGGACGCTCTATTGGCACTGCTTATCAATCTAAATTTGATATGGAGAACTTACAAACTGCTAATCTTATTAGTGTTCTTAAAGATGATAAATCTAGGGATTATATTTTTGATAATATGCCTAAAGATACTCTTATGCGAATGTTTGGAATTAGTAGTCTCAAAGATCTTAAAAAGATTCAAGGTGGTTCTACTGTTCCTAAACGTTCACTTCGTACTAAACGTTTAAACAGAAGAGGTTCTGTTGTTCCTGATGCTGTTACTATGCCGGATTACTATTATAATTTTGCATAATGCTATACGTTTTATACATATTGACTTAAATCCTACACCCTCTATCGTTAATTCGGTAGAGGGTATTGTTGTTTATAATAACTTACATGATATGGCAGTTAGACTAAAATATGCTGATCTTACTTATGTCAAGCAACCTGATGCTAGACCTCTGGACTTGACGTCATTTAGAGAAGCTGGTGCAGCTATAACAGCTGCTGCTGATAATCTGCAAGAACGTGCTATTCGCAATGAAAACGCATATAATGAAATGGCTATTAAGATGTCTGAATATAATGCTATTCAAGGCGCAGATGAAGAAGCTCTTGCAGGTAAAATTAATGAAACTCAAGAACACATTAAAGCTAAAGTTGATGAAGATGGAGGATGGTTCTTTGCTGATACAGCTGTTAGCGATGGTGCTCGTAGATTTTTAACTGATGAAGGAGTTAAAACTATTCTTGGTAATAAAACTCAATTTGATGCTATGATGCAAGCTAATGAACAATCTGACGCTTCAGAAGAATATAAAGCATTAAATAGAGCTATGATTCTTAAACGGTTTAATGATGCAGGAGGTAGTTTAGGAGGTAATGGTAAACAATCTATTAGTGCTTTTGGTACAGCTCTTGGTTCAGGTCATGATAGAGAAGCTTTACGTAAAGAAATGCTTGAATACTTTAAAGCTATGAAATCTGATGAAAAAGTTATTTATAGTGAACAATTCCGTAAACAAGCTATAGATTTAATGAATAATCCTACAATTGATGCTATTACTAAATCTACTCTAAAAACTTTATCTAATCCTACTCTTCATGGATTTCAAAGTTTTACTAAAACTATCGAAGGTATAGGAGATGATAGATTAATAAATGTTGCTAAAGCCATTGTATCTAACAATAGTAAATTTAAAAATGCTTTATTGAAAGAAGCAGAATTAAATCTATTTGCTCTAGAACAAAAAGGTATTACACCTAGTAATGCTGTAAAAGACAATATATATTCTACAGCTTTTACTGATTCTAATATTTTAAAAACTTTAGTAATAAATTCTCC